ACTGTAGTTCTTCTATGTTAATCCCTGTCTGAGCAGCATAAACCTTGTCAAACGCGTGTTCTGCGTCAATAAATGCAGCAAGTCCTCCATTGCGTTGAGTTTCTGCTATAATATGTTGACATAACGTAGTTTTTCCACTACTTTCTGGACCGTATATTTCTACAATCCTTCCTTTTGGAAGTCCACCTACACCCAAAGCAATATCCAATCCTACAGACCCTGTAGAAATCACTTCAATGTCCATATCAGGTTTATCACCTAACATGGACATACTTCCTTTTCCGAATTGTTTTTCGGCAGGTTTTAATAACTCTGCTGCTTTTAGCAACTTGTCTTCTTTCGATAAATTTTTATTAGCCATATTTTATTTAATGTTGTGACGAAAAATTTCACGTGAAGACATAAACTCATCCCAATATTCTTGTTCAACTGGAATTTCAAAACCTAATACTTCACTCATACTTTTTCTAAAACTTTCTATTTTATAGAGAATACCATTTAAAACTTTTCTGACAGACGACCCCATTTCAAAATAATAAACGATTTTTCGTTTAAATAAATCAGAAGTTTTAGAGTACGAACTGTCTAGCAAAGATACATAATCTTTTTGATATATTTCAGGAATTTTAAAAACATATATCACCTGATTTCGTTCGGTATTATTACCTACATAATAGTGATAACGATAGTTTTCATTATGTTCTAAATTAGATTTTAATTTATCCCATGTGATAGATTCATCGTTTGTTAAAATTTCTGTTGTTTTGAATAGTAATAACATACAATTTTTCAATTGTACCGGTCGTAATTCATCATCTAAGAAAGAATTTACATAATGTCTCCCAAATTCTAATGATTTAGAATTTATACTCAAAAGAGGCATTAAAAAATAATGAGCTTTTGTATAAAAAATATTAAGTTTAGAAGGGACTATCTCCCATTTTAAGTGTAATTGTTCATTTAAATCAATTTTGTTTTTCAGCATCTTGTTTATTTATTCTGTCTATAATACATCCTTCTTCTAGTAATAAATATGCCATAAAATCACCCATTTTTTCATCAAGTAATTCTCTACTAGGAAGAATGTCATTGTCAATATCATCAATAATATCTAAGAATGATACAACATGTTTTAATGCCATTCCCCATAAAGCCTTTTCTCGTGTTTCTCCTGATATTTGAGCAGCACGTTCAAAATTATGAAAACGGTTATTATCTTTAGCATATTCACCGGCTTTTTTAGTTAACACATTACGAAGTTTTTCACATCGTTGATTAACTACTATGTTAAATTCTTCAGCATTCATTATTCTACGTATCCTCCTAATAAATTTAAAGTTAAAAATCCATTTTGTATGTGCGACAATGGATAGTTCCACTGATTTAACGAAAGATGTTTACGAATTGTATTTAAATCGTTTTCCCATCCTGTACGATGACGTACATACATTTGTCCATCTTCAATGAAATCAGAACCAAATCTATAATAATCTAAATCTATATCTCTATAACGATATATATATGGAATTTTTTCTCTGTCGTCTATAACAACATTTTGACAAACAAAAGTGTATTGTAATACATCGTCAGGAAGAATTAATTCTTGATTACATAAACCACCCATAGTGATATATTTAATCAACATGTCTTTATAATAAGATATTTGTGTAGCATAACTATATTTTCGTACATTATCTAAAAAAGCAAATGATGAATGTGAAGTTTTTAAATCTGTTACATAAACTATTCTTTGAGAAGGAACAATTCGTAAAATATCTAATTCACATTTCCTTTTAAGTCCGACATCATCAATAAATAATTGAAGATGATGAAATAAAAGTTCCCCTTCTTGCTTAACAAAATAAGGAATAGTTTTTTCATCATCTAAAAGAGCATTCTTTTTATTTAAAGCATTCATGTGGTCTTCCATAGAAATCACCACTCTACCTTCCGCATCACATAAATATTGAAAATAATCACAAGCCCCTTTACATTTGATTTCTCTTAAAATTCTTTCTTCTTTATAAGAACCTTTCCCGTAATTTTCATACCCAGCACATTCCAGCACTATTTTATTAGTGGATTCATCTTCTAAATCAGAAAGGTCAATGAGACAAGCTTGGTCTTTATATAAAGATAAAAGTTTTTTATGTACATTAACCACAATACGTTGAATAGTATCTGATATAGAAAGGTCAATATTTCCTATGAAAAAATTATTTTCCACTTCGTTAGGATTTAACATTAAACAATCAAGATAACTTCCTTGATTGAAATGTAATTTTCCTTCTTTTTCTCCCACTCTATCTATGTAGGTTTCTTTCCATTGCCTTGGTGTCATCCATCCCCAGTCTTTCACTTGACTGGAGGAAATCGCGTCGTATTCATAATATGATTTTTCTTGCATTGTTACAACATTAGTAAAAGTTGAAAGGTTAAAAATAATTGTACATAGTGGTATACTTGGTCAAGACCTATGGAACTAAAAAATCCCCAATTAGGAATTGGTCCTCCAAATTTCTTTTTTTCATATAATTTAGAATTAAGTCTACTAGTGTAATAATCTGTAATAGTATGAAGAATAAATGTTATATAGAAAAAATATGCTCCATGTTGAAAATACCAATATTTTGTTTGGTCAGGTGATACAATTTTAAAAAGCATCATACTAATAGGAAACCAGATTGCACTGTATGTTGCCGTATGTAGTATAAGATTTCTAAAATTTTTACTTTTGGTGATTGCCCATTTCTCATCTTGAAATAAGAAGTCAGCAATCCAGTGGATAAATATTATAAATAATACAATCCATATGTTAATTTGTGTGTTCATTTTTAATTAATTTTTTTAATATGTTGTTAATTTGAATGTTTATTTTGTACTAGAAATTTTATATACAATTGTTGTGTTGTTTTTCGATAATACTTATAAATATGTTCTTTAGAAACTGTTATACCTGATTCATGAGTATATGACCATATGTCTGTTTTTTTCATCATAATGATACCAACGATTTTTATAAAGCCAAATAGCAAAATCTTTTGCATTTTTTGCTATTTCGTCCATTAATTCTTCTGTAGTCATATTTATGGAATAAAAAGGATAGTTGGGTTATCTTTATGTATATCAATTTTGGGATATGCATATTTGAATTGTTGTGAATTAAACGGAGATGTTATAATATGATATCCATTTTTTGTAGGAATGTGTGCTAAAAATTTATCTCCATAGGGGTCTAATTTATAAAGAAAACTTTTTAATTCTAAAGCGTTAAAATTTAAATCGTCAATATCAACTATCCATTTTTTATTTTGTTCATTATTAACATTACCACAGACAGAATTGTACACAGCTCTAACACTTTTATAATCTTGATTTAGGATTTGGTCAGAAACTTTTTTTAATGTATTAAAAGCTATAGATTTGAAACTACGTTTATTTAAATTGATTCCAACCCTTGCATTATGAAATGTTGTTAGACATATCATTTCATCTTTGTAAAAATCTAAATCCTCAGTGTTTTTAATATAATATGTTTTAACTACATATGAATTACTTTTTAATTCGGGATGTTCTTTTTTCCGTTTAAGGATTTGAACAAACCAAAAATCATCTTCTGTTTCTGGAGTTATAAATTTAGATAATAAGTCAAAGTTATTAATCATCTCTTTTTAATTTTTTATTTGATAAATACTGTTTTGTTTTTTCTTTGTGACATTTGTCTTTACATAAAATTTGATATGCTTCATTTTCCTCTCGTGTTAATTTTATTATAAAAGGAACAATATCTTCATATCCACTCAAAGACCCGCATTCTTCAATATGGTCTACTTCCACTTCTTTTCTTGGAAACCATTTTTTACATTGCGCACATTGATATTCTTTTTTCAATCGTTTGTTTTCTGATTGACTTGGGCGAGACGCCCTTTCTAATGCGTTTGTAATAGGTTTGAAATATCGGAAAGCATTCCTTAAAGCACTTCGTATTTTAGAAAAATATTCTGATTCAGTCCATGTACCGGCATTTCGTGTTCTAGGTATTTTTTGTTTTTTAGCCATTATTAACACAAAGATAAAATTAAAAAGCCACTAAACAAATTAATATTTAGTGGCTTAAATAATTAAATAATATGTGTTAACCCGGAATGAGTGAACGTAAAGTTTTGTTCTTTAGAGTATTCTGCTTTTGAAAGCTTATCACCCAAATTAAAACAATCTTCATGAAATTTTCTACGATTGTCGATATATGCTCCTAAATAATCTGCAATAGGCCTTGTAGAAGTATTAGGATATATATCATGAAGAATAGATTTTAAATCGTATTCAAACCACTGGTCAGTTAAGATTTTTGTACTATATTTTTCAGCAAATTTTATTGTTGCCAAACATATAAAAAACCAATTAAGTGCTTTAGTTTTATTCGTAGTACCATGATGAAGTCGCATTTCAATAGTTCGACGTTGAGAAAACATCATATTTACAAAATTACATATTGAGTATCGTTTTGAAATGTTCCATTTTTGATTTCCCTTTACGTGATTATTGTTTTTACGATTGAAATCTATACATGCATTTTGACCATCATTTGTCCAACTATAGAGTTTGTTATATTGAATATTTACAAACTCTTTATAATTATTTTGAGAAAAATTATAATTGGAAATAATGTTTGGTAATTGCTGATTGTAATTTTTCTTTTTCAATCCATAATGTTCTCGTTTGTAATAAGGAAACATTAAGAATAATTCTCCCTGTATATTGTAATATAATTTATGAAGAGCAATTAAAAACTCACGGTCTGTACGAATATTACCAAAGTGATAGTGTAAACTACATGATTCATTGGTGATAGTTCGTGGTTCAAGCTCTTCAAATAATATTTTCAAAGCTTGCATTCCCTTTTCCCCAGAATATTTTACAGATGTATATTCAGGACTATAATTAATCGACCCGTCTTTACAAATCACAATACCCAATTTATTACAAAGTTGACGAGGAAGGATTCCTAAAGTTGTTTCAACTTCTACACCAAAAGTAACATCTCCTAAAATCTTAGACATTTTCTTTACTGAATTATCTATAGGAATAATGGATTCTTTGTATAATTTTTCTTTAGAATGGAAGTCTAAACATTCTTCAATATTGTATCCTTGATTGTTAAACGCAAATACTGATTTACGACCCGGTTTAATTCTTAATCGAATAGCATCTTGTTTACTTATGAAAGTTTGTTGGTCAGATTCGTAAATTTCTATATAATCAGGATTATTTTTAAATAATTCTGAAGACATTACATCAGATACGTTAGCTCTCCAAGAAGCATCTTCATTATCACGTTCGAAAGTAGATTTTACAAGACATTGTGTATAAACACAAGGAGAATAATATCCCATTTGAAGAACGCCGTCATTTATTGCCACAACCCCATGATATAACATGTGTTTATTTGCCAATCTCCACATCTGACTTCTAGAATCAAATCGAAGAAATTTATTACTGTGAGCTACCCACTCGTCATCTACAAGAACACAGTCTACATCTTTAATGTGATATTTGTTTGAAATTTTTACACACACGGAAGGGGGAGCCATTCCTCCCCCTACAGTTTTAACTAATTTTTGTTTTTTTTCTTTTGTCATTTTAGTGTTTTTCTAATAAAATTTCACCCATTCTAGCCCAATATTCTTCTAAGTTGTCAAATTCTTCAACATCTTCTGCCGCAGGAGCTGAAGAATTTCCAAAACCTTCGTTTCCTATGGACTGGTCAATTCCTCTTTCACCTTCTTCATCGTCAGGTTCTTCTCCCGCTAATTCCCAATATTTACATGAGATAAAATCTTCAAGATAATCTTCTCCAATCAATCCGTGTTTTGTTTCTAATACACGTTTTAATGAAATATTTGAAAATTTAATAATACTAAGTGTATCATTCACTAAATTGGTAAATACCGATACAGATTTTTCAGGATTGAGTATGGGTTGTTCATAAGCAAAAATAAATTCTACAAATTCCTGTTGTAATTTTCTTCCGTTAAGTTCAACTTCTTCCTGTATTCCTTCTTCTTTACCAGGAACATAAAGAATATATGTTTCAAATTTGTCAAAATAATCTTTATCTTCTGTTTCACATGTCAGTTCTTCCATATCGAGGTCAGAATTTTTCTCTCGATAAAGTGCAATATCAGACCCTTCTACACCATTTTTTTCAATAATAATTATTGGGTTGAACGTTGTTATTTTAGGATGAATTACTTCTTTTTTTGCAACTTTTTCTTCTTCTGTTTTTTCAGGGGGAAAAACAACCAATGGAATAGATAAAATAGGGTCCCCTTTTGATGAAGTATAAATTTTCCATACATCACCCTGAATATATTCGTATGCACGCAAAGAAAATTCTGGACTAAATGTACGTGTACCATTAAATGAACTTCCATTATAGAAGTATTGAATATGGTTTGATTTTGTATCTTTATAATACGAATAAGGAGCACAAATTGGAATTTCGGTATATGCTGAAAGTTGTTTTGTTTTTTCTTGAATATTTTTTAAATCTTTCAGTTTTGCTGCCATTTTCTTAGCTTCCCACATTCTTACTTTTGATGGGATAATCATCACTCCTTCAAAGAAAGTTCTCATGTATGTGTCACCGGCAATTGTTCCAGTAAATACCCCTGGTTTTAAAATTTCAGGCATCGCATTAGGAAACAGTCGTATACGATATTCTCCATCCATATAAAAATTCTCAATATTTTCAGGAAGTTCTGAAGAAATACGAGATGTTTTTCTAGAATCAGCAAGTGAAGCAAAATCACAGTATCTATTACCAATTAGATAAAATGTTCCTCCATGTAAACCTTCTATGAAATAATTCGTAGTAACTTCTTTAAAGATGTCTTTAGGAAGATGGAGAAATCGACCACCTTTTTGATTCGCAGCAGGAACATTTCTTTTGTGTAATTCAGGAAAAAGAGCAGTTTGATTGTTAACTTTAGTGTCAGGTACATGTGTTACGTGTACAACAGGTTTGTTTATTTCAGACCTATCAATTTTAGCCACTTTTTGTACTACATTATCTTTAATTTTTACAACTTCATTTGAAGGGATTGTAAAAACTGTTACACTTTTGTCTCCATTTAAAATTGCATCCAAAGGTTCTCTTATAGAAGAAATATATACTCCTTCTGGCATTTTGATAAAATTAATAGGTCGTTCTTCTTCGGCTTCTGTAGAATTCCATTTAGCTTTAGAAGACCCTTTAAATAAATACACAACATCCGGTTCTTCAGCATACGAAAACATTAAAGCGGCACTACCTTCATAATCATTTAGCACATCATAACTTTTTGTTTTTTGTATAATACGTCCCAATAATAAAGAATCTACTTCACCATGAGTATAATCTACATTGTATTTTTTAGCTAAGGGCCAAACATTAGATATTGTTCCATTATGACAAAAAATTAATTTTGACTTTCCTTCTTCAATTTCAAATGGATGTGCAGTGTCAATACTAATTTTTCCATAAGTTCCTTTTCTCGTATGTCCTAAAATTACACGATTTCTTATATTAGGAAACTGTTCGAATTTCACATCGGCTAAATATGAACGAATATCACGTAAACTTTTGTGAACTTTTCCGTTTATGTAAAACCCACAAGAGTCTGTTCCACGAACAGCATTATAAGCAGAAATCAATTTTATATAAAGGGGATTTGCTCTTCCTTTTTTATTAGGAACAAATCCTATTAACCCACAATATAATTGGGGAGAACAATGCCCCCTCAATAAATTGATTAGTGATGTGAATAAATTCACAGCGATAAAAATTATAATTATTAAACTCATTTTTTCTTATTTTTTCTTTTAAATGTTAAATTGTTTGTGTTTTGTTTTGATTATCTTTTACGAATAAAACTAAAAGGTCATTCAAATAGTTTACGATTGGACTATCTATATACATCCTTTCAGGATGCGTTTGTATAGCCAAACACTTTGTTTTGTGGTAAATGACAATTTCTGCTTCTTTTTCAACAGATTCTATATTTTGTTCATTATTCATCCAATGAAAAGATGAAAGATTGTTTGCCCATCCTATCAATGTATAATCTGTTTCAGGAAGATTGTAAGGATATTGCATCTGATGGTGTGTAGAAATCGCTTGCATTTGTTCCCCTGTTTTCATTTCGACTGTATGAAACTCAGGATGATACATGTGTTGAATTAATTTTCCCCCGCTGAGGGCGCATAACAATTGACTTCCGCGGCAAATCCCAAGACACATTTTTCCCATTTCTTGTGCCTTATTGAATAAAAACGCCTCCGTGTCATCTCTCAATGAATTAGTGTATGTTAATTTATGTCGTGATTCCCCATATATACTTGGAGAAACATCTTCTCCTCCAGCGAATAAAATAATATCGGCCTCATCGAAATTCGGAGTACATTTAAAAGGTTGTTTTATCCAAGAAGTGTAATGCTTAAATTGAATTTCACTTATGACGTATATTAATAGTGGTTTAGACATTGAGATTGGTTATTATTGTGTGTAATTCTTTGAAAGTGGAAAATTTATCAAGACTTTTTCCTTGTTTTAAATAAATGGATTGAAAAGTTGAAGACGATGTTATTAAACCTTTTGAAATTTGTTCTGGAGTTCTAAATTCAGAATATGTACTATAACATATTGAATGCTCAGTACCTCCCCAGTTATTGTTAGTAGTGTGGTGAGCTAAACGAAAAGCCTGAAAAATAGAAATTTTTCCTTCATAATATTTCATTATATAGTTGAAATAATAAGGAATAGTTCTAAAATCATGATTATTTTTTTCAAACAAATATCTCACAGCAGATAAAGTGGCAAGTCTTTTGTTTCTTATAGCATAATTTCGATAGTCAGAATTTACATTTTCAAACACATCATTTTTTACACGAATCTTATAATTTGTAGCATCTTTTGTAAATGTACAATATACATAACTGAAAATACTCATTTTGTTTAAATTTCTGATGTATTCTTTCATTTCACTAACAGGAATTAGCACTTTTGAAATTGGTACATCTACTTCAATAAAAGCAATTTTATTATTGTAAACCCAACTTATTCCGGAAAAACATGCACATCTTTCGTATTTACTAATTATTTTTTTATTTTTATCTAACGTACGATAATAAATATCATATTCGTCTCTTTGTTTGTAATTAGGATGTTTAGTGAATTGTGGTTCAGGAATAAACGGGACAAATTCATTATTGTTCTTCTCTTCTATCATTTGAATCTAATTGAAAGTTTTTCCAGGCAAAACTCGCCGGTTTTTTAAATTGTGTAAAATCCCAATGTTTAATTTTTTCATTACTTCTGAACATTAGGTTAAAAGCTTTTGCATATCGAGTGCAAGAATATTCTGAAGAATTTAATGTGGGGGCAGAATTACATTCTAAAACATAAGCTTTTCCATTTCCGTCTAAAATTACATCAACTCCGGAGAAATCAGCTTTTAATGCTTGACACGCTTTTAAAGCTTCCTTAACAACGTTTACGTTATAATCGTCCCACCTTACATTTTCAAACATTTCGTGATTTAAAGCTCTATTCCATGCTACAGCACCATTTGCAGGTTTTGGTTTTTCAAGAAGATTGATAACTTTCATTTGTTATCGTAAAGGCTTTTTATCCTCTACTTCTCATGATTTCTCATGAGGTCAGCATATATTTTCACCCGACGACATCGGGGTTCTTCACTCGTGGAGATATTTTATTCTATTAAATAGGTTCAATCTCTATGCGTTACACTGTTATAAGCGTTTTAAATCTTATAGTTAGCACGGTATTAATATATTCACATTTTTCTCTTTTTCGTTTCATTGAAAATGGAACATCTTTATACATTTCTTTTATAAAATGTATCATACTCATTCGTTTTATACGAAGTGAATACATATTTTGATGTTTTGGATTTTTAAGACTACGGTTTTGGCAATTAACTGAAGAATGAATATTGTTTTTTAACAAAAAATTTTGTAATTTATTTACAAAATTTAATGAATTAGAACATATACTCATAGCAGGTCCTGTGGAATAATACCCAACAGTTCCATCACCATCAAATACTCCTAATATAAAAGAAAACATATATTTTTCTTCAATTTCAGGTAAATCTGATTCTTTTGAACTTTTTCTTATTTGAACTCCTAATTTTTTTAAATCATTAACAAGTTTTTCCGAAGAAAAACTAATTTTACTGGAGTTTGTTTTTAAATTAAAATGAATTTTTCTATCCGATTCTAATTCTTGTTTAATGTGTTCTATAAGATATTCGTCTTCTTTTTTAAATGCTATTCCTAAAATTTTATTTCTTTCGGAATTTTCCATTATCCATCCATCAGAATATATAAGACCTAAAACATAAGCTTTTTTGTAGGAATTGATGTTTTCAAAATAATTTTCATTAAATTTTGATTTACATCGTTTACACCACAAAGTATCAGTAAAAGTTTTTAATCCTCTTCTTTTGAAAAGAATATAAAACGAAGACCGATGTTTATTATATTTTTTAGCCATTTCTGTTAGTGACATACCATCTAAATGTTCTTGGTATAAATCATTAACGTATTCATCTGAATAAGTGTTCCAAGGTTTTTTTATATACTGCATACTACAATATACAAAAAATTTTCAATATTTTAAAACTTTTTTATTATGTGTGAACTTAACCTTCACCGTTTTTGAAGAATTTTCTATAATTAGTTACCTAATTTCTTGGCAAAGTCTACCAAGCATACAATGTACACGAAATTCCTTCACTTTATTTACAAAGTTAGAATAATACCATCCACCACTATTACGTTGATAATGTGAAACAAATTCATTTCTATTGTTTAATAGAATAAAATTCTTTCCTTTACTGTGACGAAATGGACGAGCAATAATTGGGTAATTCATGTCACGTTCTTCAGTTTGTGGAGTGACATTTAAAGGTACGTTAACACCGGCAGCATTCATGATTTTTCTTGATTCGAATTTATTCGAAATATTTTTTAATGCTGTTCCAGTATTATAAATGATACATGTATTAGGTACATCTACAACTTCTTGAGACCCCCAACGAATTAACACTTTACATTCACTAAAGTCAATACCACTACATTTTTCTAAAACGTCTACACGATTGTTACTGTAAACACGATAGTAAAGTTTTCTCAATCTACGTCTTACAACTAAATTTCCTACGTTCATTTTAGAATAAACATTCTTCATGCTGGGGCGACCGTCAACTCCATTGAGTATCGCGTATTTTATTTTTTTATTTTGTATCATTATGCGGCAAATAACATTGAAATTTGATTGTCATTAATTAATTTTTCAGCTTGACGTAAATCACGATAATTTATAATATCGTGAATTCTTTGAGCAAACATGGAATTTATTCTTACACCTCTGTTGAATTGTTGTATTGCGGTCATAGCATTTCTAAATGCCCATTTTCGTAAATCTGAGTTTTTACTAAAAAATCCACTCAATACTCGATATTCCATTGTTTTTTCTTCGTGAAATCTAAATTCTCCAGCTTTTCCGTAAAGTTTTCTACGGTCATTTTCAGGTTCGATAAGTAAAGAAGGAATCCCTAAATATAAATCCATCACTCTTACTAATTCACATGTGGTTTCAAAATTCATCCCATCATATTTAAAATGTAAATGAAACGCCGAAGAACGAAGGTTTGTATTATTATCAGGAGAATCGTTCATCATACCTGTATATGCATTCCATGTTCCTTCACAACCAAATGCTTTTGCTTCTTTGTTTTTAAGAAAATCTGGATTCATATACCATGCAGGTTCGTTGAAAATTTTAATTGTTTCGGGAAGACGAGACTTTATAAAATCTAACACTTTTACAATATTCCTGTCAAATTCATCAACATCTTGTGTAGGAGGAATATTTCCTTCTGCCAAAACGTTATCTAAAGACGTACTCCAAAAAGGACTTGTTTTATCAAAGTTGAAAGGTTTTTCTTTTTTTCCTTTTATAAACGGTTTGGCATTAATAACATCTTTTAATTTGGTGTCATATAAAAATACTTCGAAATCACTTCCAACAGTTACGTTTTTAATAGACGGTAACACCTTGTCTTGGGGAACTCGGAAAATACTCGTTCTTGGTTTTAAAAGTTCGTGTAACTCATTTCCGACATTACGAATACCATCTCTATTTCCAATATTAACTTGAAATGCCGGGGGATTTACAGGAATCAAATCTTCTCCAAAATTATTAACAGCAATTTCATCTTCGTCCATTTCTTCATCCTCGTCCATTTCGTCATCTTCATCTAAGAATAATGGTATTTCTACATCTGGTAAAGGTTCTGGTGCCCATCTTAAAGGAGCTCCTATTTCTTTTGTTTTCCAATTTTTAAAATTTGTAGCTTCTGCTCTATGATGTACTAAATTTTCAACCGTCATGTAATACATGTACGCTATACCAAATGGTGTAGGTATTGTAGTTCTTTCGTAAAAATTAGCATTTCCTCCTTCTATGTAACTTTCAAGATTATTTAATCGTTGTAAAGTTGCATCATTCACTTCCCAGATTTCTGTATAAATTGAACGTCCTGTTCCTGGAGCTACAATTCTTAATGCAGGATAGGCACCTAAACTATACATTACATAGTTAGGAGCACTTTCAAATTCTCCTTTAAGGACCGAACGTTGTAATATGTGATTATTACCCATACCACTCAATAAACTACCGTACACCGCTACAAGGTGTTTTTGCTCTAAATTTTGTTCTCTTCTTGGCATTTTTTTTTAATCGTTTGTGTTATAATAAAGTTTTGTGTTGTACATCATATCTAATATTGCGTTTATTTGAAAAAACAATTTGTCATGGTCCCATTCTCTATCTTTATGAAAGATTTCGGGTTCTTCTACAGATATGACAAAATCATTAGTTCCTGTGATAAGATGTTGAAATTTTTGGGCATTTTCTCCCACGAATACATATATCATTCCGGTACATGTATAATGAATCATCTTTAAGACGTATTCAATAAATGGTTGCCACAATTCTAAATGTGCGTCTTTCTTATGTTTTTCTGTTGTTAACGCACAATTTAATAGTAATACTCCCTGGTTGGCTAAATAAGTTAAGTCATTGTTACGCCGGTCCATAGTAATATTTAAATTGTTTTCTATTGCTTTGTATATGATTTCAAGACTTTGTGGAGGTTTGTTTACAGAATTACGTGAAGAAAACGCAAGTCCGTCTGCAATTCGTTCTCCATTAGATAAAGTTCCTTGATAAGGACTACTTCCTACAATTATCACTTTCATTCCTGCATACGGACATTCTTTAAATGCTCTAAAGATTTCTGTAATTTTGGGAGTTATGTTTGTAGTTTTATCCATAAGAAATTTTTCTATAATAGTAAATTTCTCATTTAATAAAAATGGGTGGAGTTTTCCAACCCACCCATCTTCAACTATTCTTTTGAAGTTTCTTTTCATCTTCTAATTTTTTATACATTTTTATTTTTTTTTAATTTTTTCAAACCATTTTTTAATATCTTCTCTTGTAGAATCAAATTCAATTTTAAATCTTAAATCTAAAATTATCTGCACAACTTCTTCCTCACTATAACTTCTTTCTTGTTGCCATTTAACACCTTCAATAAATCCTTTTTGAGCTATTTTTTTTAATGGTTTACCACAATCAGAAAATATTTTTTCAGCAGTTTCTTCAAGTGTTTCTTGTTTAGATTCTTCTACATAAAGTTTTGCAAATTCAATTAATAAATTTTTAATTATATTAAAATTTTTTTCATGAAATCCATCTTTTCCATTAAAAACATGAATATTTTTAGAATTTAAATATTCATTAGCTGTTGGTATTTTATTCATCTTCATTCCCTTCTTCTATAAATCTGTCGTATAAAATATCTGCTTCTGGACCAGAAAGTTCTGACATTATCGTATCACGGTCTTCAGAAGTACAGTATTCTTTTTTTACTAACCATTTTGTAAATTTACTCATAATATTTTTTTTAAAATTTTATTCCTGTGTAATCACATAAATCTTTCATATGACTTTCCTTGTTTAACCACGCACGTACCATATAATCCCTAAATGCACCTTCTTTTTCTAATTCAAAAGTTTCTTTTGTATTAAAAACACTTACAAAATAAGGATTAGACCAACTTTTAAATCCTGTTCCAAATACAGCATAAGGATTAAAATGCCAATATGCTATACAATTATCGTTGGGAACAATATTATCTAAAATTGAATAATTTTGTATTTCTCTTAAAACTTTTGTTTTTTCATCTTCAAAAAATAAATTATAAATATCTTTTAAATTTACATGACATCCGTATATTACACGCATTCCATATTTTTTGGTATCTTTTAATTTGTTTGGAGCTAATCCAACTTTTATTTTTTTTTTAGGATTTTTTTATTTCTTAAATTATACCAATCATGATGATGTATTTGAATTTCATGATATTCACCATCTATTAAAATACAATATGCTCTACTTCCTCCACCATAAAACCCATCTCTTGTCCATTTCCAATTAGAAGGATGTTTATCTTTTTCAAATAAGTTTTTTGCAATTAATTTTCCCTGTTTGAAAGTTAAATTTTCTATTCTATTTACTGTTATCATAATATTTTTTTCTCTTTTAATAATCTTGTTAAAATGATTATTCAGAATAGTACACTAAATTAGTGCTATTTATATTTTGTCCTGTCATCATGGCACTTAATGTAGTATATTTTATATTTAACGCTATGGCAGCTTCTTTGAGTGAATTATATTTTATATTAGTAATAGTGTCCACTATTGATTTTCGTTTTGATATACCAATGTTTATTTTTTGTTCTTCAGTTCTAATTTTTCCCCGATTACTGATTGATATTTTTCTTTTAACTTCTTCCGACCTCGGTTTACCTTGATTTACATTTGCTGCATTTATTGAAGCGGATAATGGTGGTTTTGTACCTTTTTTGGCTTTTTTCATATTTTCAATCGCTTCTGTAGAACGTTTTTTATTTTTATTTTTAATTGAAATTAAACGTCGAGTTTCTTCGGAAACAATTCTTCCTTTAGACGCTAGAGATAATTTTAAACGAGTTTCTTCGCATATAGATATTTTTGAATCATTTATTTTTGGTAAAAGACAATTTAAATTGTCAGAATGTAAAACATTAAAATAATCTCCCCAATATCTTTCTCTTTCGTAGAGTTTTTCAAATTCACATTCTTCAATAATTTCAAAAGTGTGATTATCGATTCCATATTTTAAAAACGACCTATATAATTTTACTTGTCTTTTTAAATAATCTAAATTTTGATATCTTTCCCACCTTTTTTCAATATTTTTAGATGAACCAATGTAAATTCTTTCTTTAGGATTTATTATTTTATATATACCTTGCATTAATACAAAGATAATCAAATTATTTTAATATTTTACTTTCCTTAAGTCTTTTTTCTAATGCATCGTACCCAAAATTTTCTACATATTCTGCAACATCTTTGACTTTATATTGTTCTTTTAGATAACTAGGAGTATTCCAATATTTTAAACCGTATGTTTTTGTTACCTCAGAACAAGCTTTAACTCCCGGGTCATCAGAATCCCAAATAACGATAGTTTCTTCATAATCTTTTATAAAATTTGTACAACGCATCATTGCGCTTAAACTTTCATTTTGAGTAGCAATTACATCAGAAAAAAATCGCATAAGACAAATTCGGTCTTTCCATGATTTTGAAATAATTAATTGAGAACTTTGCTTTGGTAAACGGTCAGCCCCCCAAAACAACGATAAAGGAATATTAGATATCCACTTGTGAGTTTTTGATTCAGGTTGTAAAATTTTAAAATAACCTTCATCTGTATCAGGGTCTTTTTGATAAAAAGCAAACACCATTCCTTTTAATGGGATTCGTTCACCATCTATGTATAGTTTTTCTACAGAAAAAGCATTTTCTCTAACGAGTTCTTTTTCTGTTATTTCCCATTGTTCCCAATATTCTAAATCTTGTTTTGTAAAAGGTTTAGGAACAATTTGTATTTTAGTCTTGCGTTTTGTTTTTTCACCATTATTTATACTCTTAGTTATTTTGTTAACTTCAACTTTAGACATAAGAGTATTACATGCTATATTAAAATCATGAGCAATTTTTAATATCGCATCTTTATATGAAATATTATGTAATTTTGCTACGAATGCTATGGCATCTAATTTTTCTCTTGTTACAATATCATTAGATACTAATTCTCCTGCACGATTATAAAAAAATCCAAATGAAGGATTTTTATCTGTTCTTAATGGAGAACTATAAACTTTACGAAGTTTAAAATCACCAAAATAATGATGAAATATGGCTTCACTATCAATATGACATAAAAGTTCTGTTTTGGTTAAGGGGGTATAAACTTGATTGAAATCAAACATAATAAATTAGAATAAAAAGGGGGATGAATACTCACCCCCCTTAAAAAAAATAAAAAAAGAATTATTCCCAAGGCATTTTTTCTACCACTTCTCCGACAGGAGTTTCAGGAGAAGACAATAAATCGTCACCACTTGAAGGGGTGTCTGGTTTATATACTTTTACATTTGAAGTGATGGCATTTTTAAAAATAGGAGTGTTGAAATCAAATGCACCTTCTTCAAAAGAATTTTCATCACATACCCATCCGGTGTACGGAAGGTCTGAATAAATTTTTGAACCGTCGGCAGAAATACTTCCGGCAACGATACAAGGTTTAATTAATTTCTTTCCGGCATCACTTTTAAAAACTGCATCAAAATATTGAACAATTTCTTCGGTGCTGTTGAATTTTTTATCTAATTTTTTACCAAAAAATGCGGCATGAAAATATTGAATTCTTGGAAGAGCTCCGGCAGTTAAATAAAACTTAGCTCTACCTTCTTTTCCGTCTAGATTAGACGATTTAGAATGACTAACAAACTTCACTTCCATATATGGTGTATTCTTCAGTCCACTTTTACCGTGTGTGGCTTCTGTGAATTGAATACGATACATTCCTGGAGTTAAATATTTACCACCTAATGCGGCACCTTCTGCGGAGTCCACTCCACTAAAATCGATTGATTCTGACATGTTTTTTTATTATTTATTTGAATTGATTGATATGAATTTTTCCGCTTTTTCTTTTATTTCAATGGAAGTACAAAACGGAAGTAGTTCTTCTATTGTAACTCTGTTATAAAAATTACGTTTTTTTAAACGTAAGAAAATTTGTAAGAGTTCTTCTTTTTCTGAATTATCTAATTCATCAATCTCTAGGATTTCGCGTTCATAAGGAGCTTTGTCCGGTTGATTTATAAATTTAATTCTAATTGGAGTTTGTTCTAAAATCATGGTATTGTGATTATTCTGTTTCTCCACTATAGTATTTTTCCATACACGATTTAACAAGACCTAAGTCATTTGGAATAACCGTTTCTGTAAACATACCTATTGGTGATTTTGCTGTACTGTACGCATCTTGTGTTAAAAAATGGTATTTAATTTGTTCATCTTCAATTGTTTTAGTAGCTCTAAGTACCACTGTGAAAAAACTTTCATATCCTGATAGTTTTTCATCGACCAATTTTCCAATAGTCATAGCACTTGTTTGTTTGCTTTCTAATAATCCATCTCCAGTTTCTCTTGTGTGATGTAAAAAGAATATAAATAAATTGTCTCTAAAACCTTTAACTCCTGAAGCAATAGCGGACATATAATATCCAATATCGTTAAATTTGTCAAATGTTTTTTCACCAATTCTTCTCATATATTCCATTGAGAAATTGTGTGTATTATCGTCCAACACTACGTTTTCAATTTCAGGACGATGGGTATTCACCCATTTCAACCATCGTTCCACTTCTTTAGGTGAAGAAGTGACAATCATGTTTCCATTTGGGTTCTTTTCTTGATGCCAAATAGTATAGTCGCGTTTACTTCCTCTAAAAGGAAGTTCTTTACCTAACGCACTAATGATGATGGTTTTTTTAGGGTCAAGCCCTTCAATGTTCATTTCAGGAATCCTACCGATTGATGTCGATTTTCCACTTCCCGAGGGTCCGATAATTAAGACACTTTGTCCGATGACACCCTCCTTTCTACTAATTTACTTTTTAATTTCATGTTCTAAATTTGTAATACAAAGATAAATGAAATATCGTTAAAATAATAATTTACTTTTAAAATTTTTGTCCTTTAGAGTCTGTATATGTTCATATACTAGAGCCATTGCAGGGGCATCTGCACCATTAGGAAGTTCTGAAAAACTTTCAGCAAATGCATCAAAAAATAATGATGTATTTACTGTTTCTGCAAAATTAGATTTTAAAATAGAAAGATTTCTATAGTGGTCTCCTAATTGGGATATATCATACCAATTATTCTGAGCTGTCTGAAAGTGTTCCACTTTATGTTTATAAGGATTAAATATACCGAATAAACAGTGAGCACTATCTACACTATTTTTATACTCTGATAAACCCGCAACAGATGGTAGAAGTTTTTCCACCACTTGATTTCCTGTATTAGTAAATTGAGCTTTTCCTGAACTTTTTTCTTGTTGTTGTACAATACAGTTACAAGTTTGAAAAAAGTTACACAATTTACCTCGCATATAATCTCTGCAAAATTGGTCATAAGCTGCCCACTTATTTCCTCCATGAGATTGTTCGGGGTTAACATTTTGTAAATTATCAGTTAAAACAATATTAAATTTATTTTCGTTAACTGTTTGATAAGATAATTGTCGGTTTTTGTAATTTTCGTGCGTAATAGAATCGACAGGGACTATTTCTCCATGTTCATCAACATAATTACCATTATGGGGTTTTAAAAGTTGTGTTTTAACAGCTTTTAATATTCCTGTAGGATTTCTTATATTGTCGATTATATGAACTTTACTTAAAAGTAAAATAAAATAATCCTCTAAACTATCAATCTCACGTAAAACATTATCCGGCAACTTGTCATTTTCAAAATAAGAATCTAATGTTAATGTTGAAAGTCTTATACCTTTTCTTTTAGCTAAAGCGGAAACTATTAAGTTCTTCATCACTACTTCAGCATTATCTTCCAAAGAAAATAAAAAAATTTCTACATCGATGTTCATCACATCCTTGTTTTTGTAATAAAAATCAAACGGGGTTTGAACGAACATGTAACGTAAGAGTTTACTTTTACTTGCTCCACTATCTCCTGTTATACCATATTGAGTTCCCTTCATTATACCGGGGACGTATCTCGTAAGAGCTGGAAGAGGGAAAGGAATAGCATTAACTCCACCGTTTAAGACGTTCTGCCGTCTTTTCTTTATACCTTCTACTGTTTTATTAAAAAGATTCATATTCTAATTTATTGAATTGTCAAAACTTGTTCTCATTGGAACAACTGTTTGATTTTTCAAATTTACAATATATTCTTCACATTTCATAGCCAACGTAGAAGCTTTTGTATCTTTTGTACTACCTTCTTGTTTGCAAATAAAATTCATAGAATTTTTTGTATAATTAAAATTACTTTTTTGTTCCTCTTTGATATATTGTTCAGTGGCACCTAAAATAATTTCGGCGTAATCGAATCCGTCAAAAATATCTTCATAATTTTGTAAGAAATTCATAAATCGAGATTCGATGTCTTTTCGAGAAGCACCCAAGCTTCTTTCACTTCCATTATCATTTACAGATTTGTAAAATTGTCCTCTTGGATTTCTCCATAAATTTCTCCATTCTTCCACCCAAGATAAATCTAAGGGTTTGTCTTCAACAACTTTATTATTAGTTTTTTCTTTTAATAAAAGTTGTACTAATTGAAATCCGACTTCTGTCAATTCAAAATGCACCGTGTCTTCTTCTTTTGTTTTTTGAATTATACCTTTAACGGTTAAATCCATATAAACATGTAGAAAAAGAAGGTCTGAATTTTCATCATCAAGTTCGTCAAGAAGAGTGTAATTTTTATGATAGAGGCACAATAAAACAATAAGAGCACTTCCTAAATAATCAGAAGGTATTTGTTGTTCACGAAGTAGTTTGACTATTCGTTTGTTAATTGGTAATAATATCATTATGCGGTTGTAATTGTGTTTGTGTGAGAATTATAATTGAGTTTTGTGATTTTATCGGGGGGTATTGTAGCGGAAGCTTTGTTTAACCAAGTTTCTTCTTGAGAGTTTTTTGCACATAAAATTATAAATTGAGCAACATCACCTATTATTAATCGAAGAGCTCGTCCTAACGATTGTAAGAATAAATTTTGTGAAGCATCAGGAGCCATCATTAACACGTGTGTTAAATTTTGAATATTGACACTTTCTTTTATTCCGTTTACGTCTATTAAGTGTAAAAACTTAGAGTCGCAAAAATTATTAAAATTATTTTCTCTTTCTTTTTTAGGAAGTTCACTATGGTACGGAGGTATATCAAAATTTTTAGTTTGTTTGATACTACCCGCATAAATCAAAGTTTTCTTATCTTTTAAAGAAGTGGATAAAAATAATTTGGCTAATTTTTCTTTTGAGCTTAAATTTTTAAAAAATAATTTTAAGTTTACTAATTCAAATGGAAATCCATTTTTATTAGAACATTGTTGATATTTTCTTAATAAATAATCATGTTGTTGACGTTCGGTTTTATAATAAGTAGTTTCTTTATATTTATGTAAATAAATAGGAGTTTTATCTTCCAATTCATGATATACAATAAACATTTTGTAATCATTTAATAATCCTTGTTCAATAGCAGCATCTATTTTTTTAGAATAAGAAATTGGTGCTACACTTTCTAAAGATGTTTCAAACAACTGATTTCTTGATTTTTTAGGTGTACCGGTGAGACATAATATTTCTATATGAAAATTTTTTCCCTTTTGTTCGCTTAAAAATTCAACAGCTCGTTCTGTATCTTTATGAATTTCCTTTTGTATTAACTATATATTTCTATACAGATTGGACTATATCATAATTGTTTATTTTTATTAATGGAAAATTTTTCTGGAGATTCATAACTCCAAAAACAATTGTTATATTTTATTTTGTCATTTAAAATATTAAAACTCAAAGTAGATTCATATTTAATATCATTAAATATACAAAATGAACTATAGTTACGATGAGTTTGTATCAGTTCACCATTTGATGAATATTGAAAAATAGGACGAAATCTTTTAGAAAAATATATTTCTCTATCAAAATTTTTTGAATAATATTTATCTTTAAACATTAAAATAAAATTATTACAAGTTTTAGAACGACCATTCAATGCGTTAGATACCCTTGTTTTTTTATTTAAAGGACAATTTAAAAATATACATGTTTCATTTACTGAAGGAAGTTCTTTTATGACATTAAAGTCATAATCTAATACTACTACAGGTTTATAATGAGATTCAGAGCTTCGTAACCTACCCTCTAAAGGACGATTTAGAATTACTCCTTTACCTCCTTCAGAAATATTTGTTAAATTTGGATAAAACTCTATCCAATATTTTTCTCGTAATTCCCAATTAAACACATCAGTTTCTTCAATCAATTCTATTTTAAAGTCTAAATTATTTTTATAAAGATTTCTAATCCAATTACATACGTGAGTAGGTGATTTTTTTGTTAACGCGTTGTGTTTATGTTGATATCTTCTCATATTTAATGTCGAAGTTGTTACACCCACATAGCGTATTTCATTAGATTCTGAATTTTTTAAAACATATATTTTATATATTTTTTGTTTTTCCATTGTATATTTATTATGAACTTCATAATAAATATACATATAATTTTTAACAATTCCTAATTTTTCGCACAATATATGCTACTCTACTCTCTTCCGTCTATAACGTGATTTCGATAGTCTCTGAACCTTCTTCCTCGACAAGGAAGCTTGGCTGCGGATTTTCCAATTTTTATCTTTTTTACCGTACCTAAATAATTAATTTAGCCATGATAACATTACTATTATCATTTGGTAGACAAAACTCTAAGGAAGTTCCCGTCAATTTATTAGGTTTAACGTGGACAAAATTTATCCACAATTACTAAATCAAACTTTTCTTTATTATAGTTTTTTAAACTTGCTACACAACAAAAAATAATATCATCAATCCAATCTTCATGATTGAATTTTTTTAATTCTTTTTTGAAACTTTGTAAATAAATTTCTCTTGCACCACTAAATAGTATTTTAGCATTTGGATTTTTGATGAATTGTTTTTCTATTCTATTTATGGCAAGTTTTCCTTTACCAAGACCCACTGACATACAGACAGTAGATTGGCAATTAAACTTTTCGTGTGCTTTCTCTGCTTCTTCTTGTATCTCTATTTTTTTCCGTACTTGTTCATCCATTATTCAGTATATTCTCGTACCAATGCAGCCAAAAATTCTTGCATTTCTTGTTCAGAACCAAATAACGATTTCATAATAATTTTACTTTTGATTTCTTTAACAGAAGGTGACAATTGTTCTTGTACCTTATTTAAAACCATTTCAGAACTTATGTTATTATTATAAAATCTGGAAATGTTCATTTTAGCACAAAATTTTTGTTCTAATCTATTTTTCTCATCTCCTTTGTTTGTAGTCCTTTCTCGTAAAGTTTCGTATTCAGCATTTAATGCGGAATATTCGTTTACAAACTCATCCACTTCTCTAATTAAGTTTTCATTTACTTTTTCTTTTACTTTTTTTTGAATTTGGTTTTTAATTTCAGTTGCTAAAATTTCAGCTTGTGTTACGTTTAATTTCATATTTATGTTTTTATTATTTCTTGTTTTTTTTGACCTCTTGATTCCCATGAACAGAAATATATTTGAGATGTGCATTGTGTATATCCAAATATTTCATGAATATTTACATTACGATATTCATCGTGATGATATATCCAACTATGTTGATATCCTTTATTTACGTAAAAAATTCTTTTTTTAGCATCCGCACAATATAATGTACGATAATCATCACGAAATGTACCATCTACTAAAATTCTATATAATTCTTTTACAGAAATGTTAGGGTAATAAAATTTAACAAGACGATACACATTACCAAAACTTCGATTTTTTCCTTTTTCACATTGAATAGTAACTTTTTTTTTCTCTGAGGTGTTGCGATTAACAAAAAGGTCTGTTATCAACAAAGTTACAAAATTTTCTACAGATAACAAAGGGTCGTGTTTATATCTTCTAAAATAAAGAAGAGGTTCTTGATTCAATTGGTCTTCAATTGTTTCGAATGATGTATTTAATTCCATGTATGTGTACCAAAATTAAATGATTGTTTATATTCGTCAGCTTGTATTCCGTAATTTCTACTTCCAAAATAATGATTTGCTTTAAAAAATACTATTTTGTGTATATCATTGCACATTAAAGTTTTTACACGTTTAGCTTTTATTAGTTCTGTTAATATGTTTTGAAGTTCTTCAACAGATGTTAAGGGATAATAAGATAAAACGATTCTATATAAAGACCCAAAACTTCTATTTTTGTTTGGATGGCATACAATTTCTTTTTTACCAATTTCGTACGTACTCATTTTTACAACAAGTTCGTTAATAAGGAGGTCTACAAAATCTTTTAAAGGAATTGGTGTGTGTACATATCGCTTTATGTACAAGGTGGGTTGTGATTTTTCTAAAATTTCTATTTCTTGTTTTGTCATAATTCTATTATTTGTAAAGTTGTTATCACTGCGTATAAATCACGATAATGTTCTGTATAGATATATTCATGATAGATACATTCGTATAAAACACCATTGACAGAAATAACGCTCCCTTTTTTAGGAGCGTTACCGTCATATATTCTAAATCTTATGTGTTTTTTGTGGTCTTCTAAGAGAAAAAATGTAGGGTGTTTTTTAATTTCTTCGAAATCAATTACTTTCATTTAGTCTTTTACGAATTTCTGTTAATGTGGTTTGGTTGAAAAATTCCCCGTTTTCGTAAATGGTTTGTAAAAGTCCCTGATTTTCTTCTTCGGATGTAACTTCACAACCACACCATATTTCATTAGGGTGTGTTTCATGTTGTGGTGAATTTTGATATACAGTAATTAACCCTTTCAAAGACTTTTTAGTTCCATCATCAGTTACTGGGTCTTTATAGATGTTGTATGATTTGTAGTTTGGTCCATCATAATGTTCTGAATGTGATAAACAATCACTATCGTCAATTTCAAACCAAGCACCTTTAGCGGCATATCCTGCTTGGTCACGTGTGATATAAACCATTGAGAACGAACCTATCCCAAGAACAACATTTGTAGCAGCATATTGCTTAGCTCCTAAACGAGAGTAAATTTGTACTTGCCGGTCAATGTTTATAGAATCTCCATAGATACATCCGATATGTGAATCAAGTACTTTATATCCTTGTTCATTAACTATACCTCCAAAGACATCCCAAAGAAGCTCAATTACTCCTTTGTACTGAACTGATTCATTCCATTTACCAATCCATTTTCCTTCATCTTCCTGATAAGGACTTTGTTGACCACAAATAATATCAACAGGGTCTCCACTATCAGGACGAATTACTAACTTACCATCGCGAGCAAGAATTTCTTTTTTCAATCTTGGAAGAATGAATGTAATCAATTTCCACAAATCAAAAGTATCAGATACTATTGATAAAATACCAGAAGGAAATTTTTGTATCCAATCTGCTAAATTTAACCATTCAGCAATTGCTAAATAATCAGGAGATTCTACAGAACCTTCACAAGGAACATCGAAAGAATAATATTCTTTGATTTTTTCGTTTAATTCCCCGGCACGTAACTTTTTATCATAAAAAAATATTCCTGTACATGTAACACTATGTTCTGAAGCATTGACACTGTAAATTGGTGTATCGTTTTCATCAAAATCATAATAATAACGTGAGGCAGGGATTACATTTAATGTATCACTACCACTGTTACTCATAGCATGTCCTAATCCGGCAGCAATTGATGTAAAAGGATTTCCTCCTCTACTATGAAAGTCATGACACATAAAGTCCGCAAGCCATAGATTATCCCTATCTGTTTTTAATACGGCTTCTACAGCATTTTGTTTGAATCGATGAGAAATTGTCGCCACTGTAGGAAGTTGCCATGCTAATTTACTAATCATTGTTTCAAGATATAGTGTAAGCCAAGCATATCCATCAACAGTGTTGACAAAAGTCATGTGTGGAATATTTGGTTTTGTAAAAATTCCTTCTGGAAGAGCTTTAACCTTAATAGGCAAGTAACCTAAATCCCATAAATCTTCAAAGTGTTTTCCATCATACTCCATTCCGATATATTTAGACATATCAGAAACAAATTTCATTGCTTTTTCTTTAAGTAGAGCATTGTGTGTATTGTTACTTAGAGCTCCAACAATCCTTGCTTGTTCTCCTTGTAAACCCCACATAAAGAAATTTTCTGTAAATGTGGAATGTATATACCTTACAACTAATTGTTGTCCGGCAGAAATTATTTTTGTAATTCCTTTAGGCATGTATTTTAGATTACGAGGAATCCATGTTCCATACAAACGTGTTGTACCGGGAGCAAGCATTTTTTTATGTCCTGGTTTATACCCGTCTGATTCATACAGAGGGTTAATTTTAAATGTTTGGTTTAATTTGTTCATTTTTAATTTTTAAATTTTGAGTTAAATTCTAATAGAATGTTTAAAAGAAATCTGTCTAATTTAGATTCTACATACAGTTTATCTTCTAATGTGAGGTCGTTAAATGTGTAATTCATTAATTCCCCTATAATAGAAGCATTGGTATCTGTATCTCCTCCACATTTAATAACTGCTTCAATTGTTTTGTGAGTAGAATTAGAATGCATGTAAGCATTTTCTATAAAATCAATTGTTCCTTTTGCTGATACATCAAATTTTTCAAACTTTTTTAGTTCGAATTCGTCGTTTTTAACAAAAACTCGCATCCCTGCAAAATTATATAACTCGTGTAAAGTTAGTGATGCGATAATTGATTCGGTATGAGTATGTGAATTAAAACAAGATTCTATAATATTATTTCTAATTTTTCCATCTTCATCATTTTCATCGTACATTAAAGGACTTATTCTCATCAGACATCCATTGCCCCAACTGTCATTAGTTGTTCCTTTTGGTGTTGCCAACCATGCTTCAAAACCCTTACCAAAATTATCAGCATTGATGTAACGTTTTCCTAAATGTCTATAGGCACTCTCGAATGATTCAAATTTTCCTAACATAAAAGCAGCAGTGGCTAATGTAAGAATAGTATCATCTGTAAAACAAGAATTAGGATTATGAATGTTAAATTCACTATAATCCCCTTTGTATTTGAATTCATACGGTTGACCTGCTAAATCTCCAAGAATTGCTCCATAAAGTTTTAAATTATTCATTTTTTAAAAAACGTAATTTATTATGTTTGATTTTGATGTTTGTAATTTGAAATAATTTTCACCTTGTTTAAGGTAACGCGCATCCTCGGAAGTTTTTAAAAGTTTAAAACTAGAACTAAAATAAGGATACAAGCCTTCTTCATCTTTTTCCGCAGTAGTATCTTGAATATCATCATTAACGTAAACAAATCCGTTATCTCTATGAGGAAGACTCACATTAGACACGATTCCTAAAAATACATATTTATCCTCAATTAATTTGAAAAATTCATAATCCAGAGTTGGAATTACATAATTGAAAACCTTTTTAAATTTAGAATAAGGAATGTTATGAACATTTATTTCTTTTATTATGGAAATTAATATGTCCACTGAACAATCATTCAAGCTAATGTTACTTAACAAGTCTTCTTTGAATTCTTTGTTTTTTAATAAATCTTCTATAATTACAGAAGTTAATTCTTCAGAAATACCGGTGTAAGTTTTTAAGTATTTTATTCTTGAAGGTCTGTTTAAAAGATATTCGTTTACATCGGTGTTGGCAGTGAATAAAAATAAAATTTTGTTTTTATTACCCACTCCGTCCATAATAGATAAGAATGTTTCTTGAGTTTTGAAATTATTGTCGTTTGATTTTATATACGCAAAATTCTTTTCAAACTCATCAACAAAAAGAATAAAATCTTGATTTATCTTTTTTAACATACTTATAAAATCTACATCAGCATCTATTGGTTTATCAATAAGTATGATTGGTAGGGTGGCTTCTTTGCAAATCAATTTTGCACAAACAGTTTTTCCCGACCCCTTCACTCCAGATAATAGCACTCCCATGTTTCCTTGGTTGTTATTGAAACTGTTAAAAACTAAATTTCTAAAGTCTCTATCCACATCATAAAGTGGAGAAGGAATGGATAGTTCATTATGTTCTTTTAAAAACATTCTACCAAAAGCCCCCACTTCAAACGAGTAAACTTTATTTTCTAATTTTTCTTCTAGTCTGAATTGGGAGATAATACTCCATTCACTATGTTCTACTAAATAATTCATTTTCTTTTTTTTTTAATCTGTACTATAAGGTGCGTTTGTACGTTGATATTCTGTTTCAAAAACTTCTTTCTTTTTGAGAGATTTCTGTCCATCTTTGGTAATTACAATGTAAAATTTACCAAATTCTCCACGATTTTTATATCCTTCGTGGGTTAAAATATAAGGAACAAGGTCTACAGGAGTTCCGTCACGGTCATCACGTATTCTATCTAAATACGTATATCCTTTTGGTGAAGTGAATCCATCTTCATCTCCTTTTTCAAAAAGTTTTGCTTTTACCGGTACTTTTGTATATGTGTTAAACATCGTTTAGTATTATTTCTTTGATTAATTTCGAGTTTTGTTGTGAAATTACAAAATGTTGAAACCTTTCATAAAATTTATAATCTGAAGATTCATACACATGAATAGAATATCCATGTTCTTGTAATTTTAAAATATCTTGTTTTGGAAACCAAAAGAAAAGAGTTTCTAAATCGTGTGCGGCAGATAAAAATCCTACAAGTTCTTCATCAAAATCCATAGCTAAATCTTTGTTTGCACAAAAATTATATTCATTATGAATTAGTCCTGTAAAATTTCCTTTAAAATCATACCACAATCCTTGTTCGGTTTTTTTGTTAGGAACTCTGTAAAATTTTTTTGTTTCTTGCGGCATATTAAAATGAATAAGAATAGAGTTTTAATTGTCCTGGTGGATATCCAAAACGTCTGTTAAATTTTTCTCCTAAAAGTTTAAATCCTACTTTTTCCAATGTAACACCTAAAGGAAGTTCGTAAGGACTAACAACAGTTAGAATAGTTCGTTCACCTGACCTTCTATCGTTATTTTTCCAAGCTTCTTCGAAAGCTTCCTTTTTTAGTTTATCGATGAATTTATTTAATTCTTTTTCTGTTGTAAATTCATTTGTGTTTGATAAAAAACACATAGCACAACAAGGAAGTTGGGTTTTTATTAATGGCATAATTTCTAATTTTCTCTTTTTTTATGTTATTTAAAATAATTTTATTATTGATAAATTCTTAGGTTGTATAAGAGTATCTAATAATCCATGATGTCTATCCATAGTTTTATAAATATAATTTTCATACTTACTATTTGTTGTAAACACTTCATCAAAATAATTAGTTACCGGATTTTCTCCTAAATTTTGTACAGTTAGGTGAGATACTGCTAGATATAATTTACCACAATTACGTTGTTTAAGAAGTTGTGACAATCCTTTAAATGTGCCTCCATAAACACAAATATCATCAATAATAAGAATATCTTTACCTTGGAAATCAGCTCTATCGACTAATTGATTCAAAGCTCCACTATCAGGATTTCTTGATTTTGAAGCAGAAAAAGTTTCTCCTTTCCAATTAATTTTATCACAAAGTTTTATTAATGGTTTAAACCCACCCGCATCACTAGACATTAAAATAGTATTTTCTACATTTTTATTGTTGTTCGCATTGGGATTGGCGTTTAATAAATTTAAAATTCTTAAAATAAATCCGCTATTGTCAATAATTTCAACATTATCCACCAATGCTTCTATAACTTCTGAATTATGTGGATGAAATATTTTAAAATCCGCATGCATTTCATTGAGAAACTCACACACAAGTTTTAAACCATAAGATTGATTAGATTTAAATCTTCTATCTGCTTGGGCATCGATTAAATTAGGAATATTAATAGTGGGTCTCAAACCGTTATGTTTGTATACATCAACAATTTGTTTTAAATACCATAAATCATTATAACTATTTATACGAAATATAAATTCTTTATCGAATTGTAAAATTTCAGCATACGAAGTTTCATCGGGATATTTTTTTATCATAATTTAATTTTTTTTATTTTTTTTTACCAACAATCGTCGTCATCGTCTTGATATTCATATTCACTTACAATTTTAAATTCGGTGCTTACAAGTTTACCCCAAACTAATTTATTTACTTTTTGAATATAAATTTTATCGGCATTTAAACCTGATACATCACCAATTAAATTAAATGGTGTATGAACACTTCCTAAATGAGAAGGGGGAAGTTCGTTTTTTAATACAAATACTGTTGAATATTCGTACGTAGTCATATGAGATTTGATAACTTTATACAAAATTAAAAACCCAACAATTACTATTAGTGTTATATAAAAATATATCATAGTTTAATTTTTTTGCATTATGACTAAAATTTCTCCTTTTAATTCACTAGACCTATACTTATTTCCTGATAAAGAAGTCGATACAGATTGAGTGACACAATGTTTCACTACATATCCCTTGACAAAATATTTATTAATATCTTTACTCAAAGTTGTTAAGTTTGAGGAATGTAAAACAATTTGTTGAGGAGTTTTTGTAGCAGTTTCTGCTTGTGTACTTATTGAAAGAGCTATTAATATAATAGCACCTAACATTAATGATATAAATGTTTTCATAGTTTTAAATTTTAGGTTTTAGAATATTCACTGGAGATTTTCCCCATGAAATTAATTTTTTATCAACAGCAATTGCTGCTTCACGTTCTCCCTCACATATTTTTTGCCAACGTTGTCCATCACGACTAACTGTAGCTTTAAATGCTGTTACACCACCCACTTGGACAATGTAAACATTTTTATAATCACTTTTACCTATATAAATAGGTTTAACATTCTTTAATGCCATTTTGTTTTCTATTATAAATTTTTTTAGAAGGTTTGGATTTTTGTATCATTTTTCTTCTAATTTTGGCTTTAAGATGACGTACTTCTTTAGAATCTCGTTTTCGCTTAAACATAATATATAGGGGGGAATTTCACCCCCCCTATAATTAATTATCTTGCGAATCTTGTAGTTAATTGTTTTCGTAAATGTTTGCGAGCATCACAAAAATCATGCACCCACATCCATATTACAGAAGCAACAATGGCTGCCGCACCAAACAAAAATGACAATACGACAATTACTCCCGAAACAAAGTCAACTTCTCTTCCCATCATATTATAAAATGCACCAAGGGCCAAAGCCAATAATACACCTAATACAAGAAAACGAAACGCTGTCACTAAAAATGAAGCTCCTCTCTTAGTTGTAAAAAATCCATAAGTACGTCGTATCCATGAAAAATCTTTTCCCCAGCTTTCCAAAATCAAATAATGATTTGGATTTTCAGGAAGTTTAAACACCAATAAAGGGTCATTCTTAATTGCGCGAAGTTTACGTTGTTCCCCGGCATATTCTGCAGAATCGTTAATAATTTGTCCTAATGTTTGATAATCTGAAAACATCTTAGGTGGAGCAATGATATAAAAATCATTGTATTTTGCAGTTTCTCCCAAAACAATTCCTTTTTCTTCGATAAAGTTTTTTAATTTAAAAGGAAGGTCTTTTGGAAGTTTTCCACGAAATTTGGTAGTATGTTGCATATCAAGACGATACTTAATACACATTTCTTTGATTTCATCAATATGAATAACGGTTTTTCCATATTCATCACGATGTTTTGTACGAATGATTTTATCTTCAAGGGCCCTTTCAGCTTCATCAATTTCTGCAGATAAACCAATTGCTTTTAAAACGTTTCGTTCTCTTAAAGCATGGTCCTCCAATAACAATACAGCATCGTTAACGATGAAATCTAAATTTTGTTCTGTTTTTTTTGTTTTTTCAACAAATTTTTGTTCTATTACATTCATATTTTTAATCTTTAAATGTTAATCCTGGGCAATTTTCTTTGTAAAGTGAGTACATAAACTTAAATGGAGCTGAAATACATTTCCAAATAAATACAAAAGGAATTGATACATATGTTCCAAATTTTGTGGTTTCACATAAACGAGAAATTACATAAATAAGTCCTAAAATTACAGTTAACGCACCTAAAACAATCAATAAACCTAAAACGGCCTTCATGTTAATTTTTGCACCTAATATTATAAGTATATAAATAAGAAAGGATATTCCACCAATCAATGTTGCCCAAGAAAATATCTTTTTTATTAATGGAACTTGACTAAATAACATTTTTTTCTTAGCCAATTCTTTTTGCTCATCCCTTTCTTTTATTAGGAGTAAAAGTCTTTTGTGTAATACTTCGTCCTTATAATACAGATAGGATTGTATAAATATCCATTTTGTTGAATTTTTACTATTGTAAGTTTTTACAAATTTAGCTATTTCTTCTTCAGCATTTGGTCCTGTTAATTTTTGATACAATTCTAAATTTGTATTTCTTTGTTTTTTTTCAGGAATTATTTTTCCTATTAAAGAGAAAATAAAATTTATAGTTTTTACTACAATAGTTCCGGGAAGAATGAATAAATTCAATACAGATAACCACACAAAGGGGCAAATGTTAGTGAAATGTTTTTCTGACATTCCCCATGTAAAATTCATAAGCCAAAGGGTAAATTTCACCCATAAAGCACTTTTTTTTAATTCATAATTTTGTTTCATATGTTTTTTTTTTATTTTTTTTTATTTGTTTAACAATTCTTCAGGAACAGGTTCGCCTAATTCTACATAAGAAATTTTAGGACGTAATGCTTCAATATCTCTTCTACTGTATTGACCTCCTCCTTTCCAATCCATATTATTAATATGTTGCCATAATGTTCTGTCCGATGATTTTTTAAAAACAATTCTGTTGGCACTTCCACAAGGATATGCATAAAGTCCTTTGTTTTTTGCAAGTTTGAAAATCATTCTTGCAAGAGCTTTTTCAGAAGTTTTGGGGTATAATGTACGCGATATTATTAATAAATCTTCAAACGAACGTCTTGCCCTTCTGAATTCTCTTTGTGTACATTCAGGGTCTAAAAATGTTTCTTCAAAATTTCCATCTTTACCCGGTTCGGCATCTGCAAAACATGTATCAAGGTATTCATACAACGTTGGTTTTCGTTCTGTTTTTGTGTATAATTTTTCTATTGTCATCTTTTTTTCTTTTTTTTACAGTTTTAATTTGATAATTTCTACAGAATCCATTTGTTTTTCAGGAAAAACTTTTATTTCTTCTACATAAGGATGTTTTTTTTCTTTTACAATATGTCTTGTTGTTTCAACACACCAAAACAATATGGGTATAAAGAATATTATAGGTATTTTCATTTTGGATAAGTAGTGTATTTTAAAGATTTTAAAGCTTCTTTAGCTAAACTTTTATTATAAAAATGAAGATGGTTTGCAGCATACGGATTTAAATTTTTTTTACCTCCGTTATACCCTGACTCTGCATGAAAATATGTTTTTACGGGGGTTTCAAAAGGTTTTCCATCTGAATCACATATTCTCCACATAATCTCCCCATCTTTCATTAAGTTTCCATCTTGGGTATAATAACTAAATATCATAGTTTTAACTTTTTAAATTTTTCATAAAGAAAATCCACGGGATGCTCAATTCCAAAATATCCTGTAGTGTTGTAAAGCCCCATTACACCATAATCACAAAGTTTATCTAATAATTTAGTTAAACAAAATTCAAACCAATGTATTACAGATTGAGGAAAATTATATGGATTACTACCTTGATAAATAAAAAATTTATTATAATCTCTAGCATG